AGATCAACGTGCGCTACCTTTTTGGCGCAAAGGCGGTTAAAATTTTTAAAATTTTAGTTGTTGTTTTTGTCTTTTTAGGCAGCTTGCAAAAGGTTGATTTTGTCTGGAGTTTAGCTGATATGTTTAACGGCCTTATGGTCGTTCCAAATTTAATCGCCATTATCCTTCTAAGCCCAGTCGTGGCTAAACTTTTAAAAGATCACGATACTGGCAAAGAGTACGACGTAAAAGAGTATTTGAAGTAAATTTAAAAGTGTGTGGAGAGGGGCTCTCCACATTAAATTTATGATTATAGATGGTCAGTTGGAGCGACAGTTATAGGCTCAAGTGGCATATAAAATGTCGTTGCTTGAGGCTCAGCGTATTTATTACCAGCCTCATCTACTGATGATGCTTGGACTGTGTATTTAATATAATTTTCACTATCCAATATTTGACTTTCAACTTCCCAGCTGCCATCAGCTTTAGCTTTGGTCTTTAATTCTTCAACTATATGACCTTCTAAGTGTTATTATCCGCTATCCTAATAACCAAATTTATATCAGCGAATGGCTCAGCCTTACCTTCGATAGTTGGTGAGAAGTCGTATTGTTTATTACTATCATACATCGTTTGGCTACCTTGTGTTAAGTCAGCAAAATCATCAGTAGATATTTTTGTGATAGACAAGGTGCTATTGTCTGTATCAATAGTTATCTCTTGCGTGCTTATAGCTTTTAGCTCTTCGCCGTTTGTAGCTACTTTGCTGGCTTCTATAGTAAATTTATGATCCCCATCAGCCAAAGGTGAAGTTGGTGTATAAGACCAGTTGCCATTATTATCGGCAGTTGTTGTACCAAGTAGCAGTGGATTTTCACCTTCACCATCAAATATGCTTATAGTAGCGTTTGAAGTAGCCTTGCCAACTAAAGTTGGAGTGCTATCGTTTGTGATATGCAGACCTGTTCTTTGTGAATTTTCATGCTCTAAGATATTGCCCTCGATGTCAAGG